TGCTTCGGTACTCATAGAGAAGCTCCCCTGCTTGATGTACCCAAACACATTCAGCCCAGAGGCTGGCATCTTGGATATATCAGTAGCATTGCACTCTCCCACTAGGAAGCTAAGGCCGTCCCACGCAGTCTTACTCGTTTCTTGATAAGCCATAATCGTATATTTAAATTCTGTTATACCTGTACTTCACTCGGATATTCACCACGTTGAAGTCTCCATCGGCAAAAGTGGTCGGTGTCCCATCCGTCTCCAATAGGAAGTCTCCCGTCTTATGCGTTTCAAGTATGGAGAGCAGTTGCTCCTCTAACTCTTCACAACGAGCGACATCCTTCACCAAGTAAGGCATACCGAACTCGATATTGGGGACATAGACATTGACATTGACTATCCCAGACTGGGAGAACCCGTCCCACCCGTCACGACCAGAGAGGAACGAAACTATTACGTCTTCTCCTTTGCTGTCGAATGGACGTGTCCCATTTCGGTATATTCCACCTCTCACCTGTAGACTTTCGACCATAAGATGAAAGATATACCCCTCTATGGAAAGCCCCGTCTTACGCATTTTCCACCCACCATGAAATCATCTCCTCAGCTAGCAACTCGCCAGATGTGGTGACGTCGAAGCCTCTAGCCTCAACCTCTTGGGCATAGTCCATACCAGCAACGAGTATCAGCTTTATACCGCTTCCTCTCACTAGCTCATCAATGGCTCTACGTCCTTGACTTTGTCCTATACTCCCGCCCTTTCCGACAGGAGCAAGCCCACCTGAGTAGACGATATTCCCATCAAGGCTTATCGCCCAGCCTATAGAGCTACTTAGAGCACCTGAGTCATTAGTGAAGCCTTTGCGCCTCATTGCCTCCTCATAGCAACCCTGAGCAATGAACATGAGATCCTCGAGGATACTACCGATAGTATCCTTCCGAAACCCATTCATAAAATCTGCGAACTCCATAAGGCTAGCCGACAAACACCTGAGTGAAATTAAGGATGGAGGCTGTATTCCAGCTCTGAACAACAAACTCCCCAATAACAGATCTATCCTCACGATAGAGCCGTACACGCTTAGCCACTATAACAATTGGCTGCATGTGCACCTCATACGCATATCTGGAATAGCCTCCATCCTTATGCTCTCCCCTCTTATCATCCATTGACGAACGGAGCATACAGGGTATAAGCTCGTCCTCACACACTTTCGACTGAATGGGTCTACCACTTGAGTCGAAAGACGCCTCAGACGAAACATGTAGCTCCTGTATGTATCCGTTGTAATAGATCATCTGAACCTCACTATTGGTCTCTCCGAGAGAATATCTTGGATGCCAAGCCTCCGACACTCCATCCGATAGTACTTCTCCACTGCATCATGAGACGAGCGAGAGATTGACACCCCAAGCTCGCTAATAGATGACGGCATAAGGAGGAACTCTGGGAGGCTCTCAATGAAGACCCTATGAGCTCTATCCCCCCCGTAGGTGTACACATCTTCGTGCATATTCACCTTGCCAACTAGGAGAGTCTGAACATAGGCTTCACTGAGATTGACTCCCATAGCCCTGTACTTCTCAAGAATGTACTCGAGAATGGTCATACCTGCACCTCCTACTTAATAGCAGTTAGGTCGATAGCGACGATGCGCTTCGGAACGACGATCTCGGGAACCCAGTGGCACTCGTACTCGATGAAGCGACCTTCATTCGTACGCTCTGAGGCAATCATATGGTCGCCTCGTAGCACAGTGTACGTCTTCCCTCCAACTCTGTCACTAAGCTCATAAGGAGACTTGTATCGGATGTTACCGATCTGACCAGCTGGGAGGAATACGATCTTGTTGTCTGGGCAGAGGCTGTAGTCGTTCCCGTTGAGGTCTGTAACCATGTTCTTCACGACTCGGATCGTTGGGAGATCCAGTGCTTCGAGCATGGCATTGACCGCACTGAGGGGAACAGTACCCTTGATCTCCACCTCCGTTCCGCCCTGCGTCACCTTGTACTTACCTAGGAGCTCGGGACTCTTGGCGAAGAACTTCAAGAACGTAGCTTGATTCATCTCCATAGTAGCGAACCGCAGGTAGGAGTACTTATTGACGATGGAGACGAGAAACTCGATGAGGTGATCCTTATCTGCGGTCTTTGCCTTTTCAGAAAGGATAGGTAGCTCCATGTCTACGACCTGGACACCAAGTGGGTTGTCCTCCAGCTTGACGGATGCCTTCCCATTGTAGAGCAGGTCAAAGAGCACCTTCTCCATACGCTTGTATGGTGCGATAGATACGTCCCTGAAGTCCTCTACTAGGAAGTTGGTCACCACATCGGCCGGCACAATCCCCCTGTTCAAGCTATTCACGAGAGACTGCAGACGCTCCAGTCGATCATTGTCCATCTGGAAGCGGTCTCCGAGGTCGATAACCTCAAGAGTAGCCTCTCCGATAGACCGACGACCACGGATAGGCTTTCCTGCACTCTTGTCGATTACAGACCCCATACGTACAGACGTAGTCGTTCCGTACAGAGACTTGAACACACGGGAAAGCGTTGGGTCAAACCCTAGGTAGTTGCCAAGGATGATCTCATCCCTCTGATTTGCTAGGCTTCGTTCGACTATCGCCGAGATATACTCGGGCTTCCCCAGCAAGCCATCAATAGTAATATTCATAGTTGGTTTTGGTTTGTTAGTAGGCTGGAGTTAGACGAAGATGAAGCGGTCGGTCAAGCCCTTTTTGTCCTCCTCCGTGAGGGGGATATAGAGTTTGCCAGTCTGAACCTCGAACGCACGAGCTAGAGCAGTCACCGTAGCCCCATCTTCGACCTTGGTAGGCGCATAGATGAGGTAGTCAGCCACACCCTTAGACTTGTTAGCCGAAGCGTCGGTAGCCTCATAGAGTACAGCTCCGATAGTGAACGCCGAGGTGTCAGCCTTAGCAGTGATGAGGTCGAAGTCCTTATCGGAGGTATCCACACTGGCCACAGTGAGCGTTGCCGTCCCGTTTGAGAGGAACGAGCCCGCAGACACCTGGGAGAACTTAGACACCTTGAGCGTCTTGGCGGATGAGCCAGTCTCCAGCACACGCACACGCTTGAGCAGCGTAGCAGTACGGGTAGCCTTATCCACCGAGATAGGGGCGAGTGGAGGGACGGTAGCCCCAGTCGTCAGACCTTGGATGGAGAGATTGAAACCTCCCGACATGCGGTAACCCGTATCTACACGATAGAGCTCTTCCACAGGGACGTACACATTCTCCTTGTAACTAAATTTTGCCATTTCTACTTTTGGTTAAGGATTGCTTGTGTCCCCTCCTTCACTTGGGTTACCAGTGCGTCAAGCTCATCGCCTGCACTTCCGCCCCCAGCGTCTGGCTTAGCTCCACCCTTGAACGTCTCATTAGCGACCTCCTCCTGAAACTTCTTGTACCCTTCTTCGATGTTAGATACAAGCTCCTCGACATTGGTGCCTTCATCAAACGTTCGACCAGATAGAGCCATGCCCGAGAATGAAGTAGGGATCTTCTTCTCCCCGAGTAGTGCATTGATCTGCTCCAGCTTACTATCGTGTAGTTTCTCTCCTCGTAGTACTCTCAGCTGCTCGCCTTGGGCGTCTAGCTTTTCGAGAACCTTCTTCAAGATTTCCCCGCTAGGGTCACTGGGAGGTGCTGGCTCTTCACGCTTGGGCTCTTCCGTCTTTCGCTTCATGTCATCCAGCTCCTTTCTTAGTTGAGAGGCTGAGCCTCTCTCCTTATCTAGGTCGGACTGATAAGCCTTTAGGAATGCTTCAGCATAGCCAACGCCTTCTTCGATCTTGCTCTCGTCGGTAATGGTTTTACTCAGCAGGTCGGCCACCCCATCAAACGCCTTATCACTCACCCCGAGGTTGGAATACCTCTGTTTGAGTACCTGTAAGATCTTTGTTTTCATAAACTTGATAATCTATTTACAACAAAGCTAGCACTAAGCGTTTTACATAGCAGTGAGAGACGTAAAATGTTAGATTTTAGCCCATTGCGCAAAACCAAACACCCCCAGCGAGATGGTTGCTCGCTGGGGGTGTTCGATACAGCTGTTAAGGTGTGAGCTACTCGCTATCGGCCTCCTTTTTAGGCTTCTCCACTTCGGCTGTACTCTCCTCTATCGTGAATGGGACTAGGACGGGGTCTATGCGGAGGGAACGACCTTTAGCTATAGATGGGACTTGTAGGGAGATAGCTCGCTTTAGGAAGCTGTACCTACGGGAGAGATACTCTCCAATTACCTCCTCGTGCTTACGGACTGATATATGAGCTCCCATAAACACATACTTGAAGGCAACGCCCGACAGAGCACTACCTAGGCCTTGGAGGTCTTTGGGGCTAATACGTGGTGTCATCGTGAGCGTGAAGCAGTCATCTATGTGACGGGAGATTTCACTCTCCGCTGCGCTGGTAGACTGATCCCATGTGAGGTATCGAACGTCTGCACCGTCTCCGCTCATCTCAATAGTCTGCGTCTTCCCAGATTTCTGCACGCCTCGAACCATGCCGTTCACGAGCACCTTGGGGAAGAAGTTGTCGTTTATGCAGTCTGCAAAATTGCTCTCCAGCTCCTCTATGCGCTTTCTCTTAGATTGGATCTTATCGCAGAGCGCCCTCTCCATCTCCATATAGACTACTGGTATCTTACCAAAGCCGTGCGCAGTCTTGCGTAGAGTAACCCAACCAGCATCTGCCCCAGTTCGGTACTCATACAGCGTAACCTCATCTTTGTCTATCTCCATAAGCCTCTGTATCTCGATACCGCTATCGTCCTTGATAGAGTAGAACCGATAGAAGCGGACAAGGTCGCCGTATGCGTCTTTGATTGGGACGAGCTTATCACCACGGAAGGGAGACCACACCTCGCAACGAAGCCTGTTCCTCGCCACACCAGCGTAGGGCTTATCCTCGTAAAACTCGGGATCTTCGACAGACCACCAGTATTCTGCCACTATGGTCTCCGAGAGCAAAGACCTCACTACACGCTGATTGACAAAGCGCATTTTATTCTTGCTCTCTGTGTCACCGATAACCTCCAGCATGTGCTCCTCTTCATCGTTGCGAGGCTTAGCTTGGAGGTCAGGGTCTAGCCCGATGATAAAGGCCGTCTGTATCTCTACTATGGTCTGCTCAAGAGATGAGGATATTCGGTTTACCTTCTTGGTCTCGTATTCCGCTTGCTGTATCACCCTACCGGAGTTATCCAAGACCTCATCTTTGGTTAGCACACGATCGTCCTTTCGGAGGGCCTCGTCCATAACCTCGTGTTTCTCGTAATCCCACTGCCGTAGTAGTTGAGCGAACTTACCATCTTTATACTTAGCTCTCACCCTCGAGATCTCGTTAGCCTTCTCCTCGCTAACCTTTAATTCTGTATAATTCTCCATAATTATAGCGTTTTGTCTACCTAAAACACACCCGTGTAGTCTCTCCTTCGCTCCTTGTCGCCCCAGCCAAGAACGAACCTTAGAACGAAATATCGGACAGCGTCCATGGCATGGTTATTCCCATCCATAGGCTCGTTTATGTAGTTCCCGTCTTTATCTTTTGCCCAGCAGTAGTTATCCAGCTCGTAGATGATATTCTTGCTCCTAGAAGTAACAACGATACTCATATCGAGCATCTTGTTTATCCCCGCTATGATACTACCAGCACCCTTGCGGACGGGAGACACTCGGAGACCACCAGCTCTAAGATCGTCTATAAGGCGAGGGTCGGCTGAGTCTGCGGTAATATCGAGAGAAGAGTAAGGACGGAGTGTTTTGATTATATCCCTACTCCCCATGTGAGTAGCATAGCATATCTCATCTAGGTAGAGCGTATTCCCGTGGACAGCACAGAGAACACCAGCCGTAGGGTCGTTCGTGTACCCGAAGTCGAGAGCCACACTGCAGTTCCCCACATAGGAGGGGATAGCATCTATCGTTGAGTAGTTCTTGAAGATGGCACCTTCATTCGTGTCTGCCCACCTCCCTATCACTATACGCTCGTACTTGCTGGGGTTATTGAGCTTTATATCCTCGACCTCCTGAAGGAACTCCTTTGAGAGATACTCCAGATTGTCGAGGTATGTCGTATGGATGTGGAGCACATTCGGGTGGGTGCTTATCTGTACGGGGACTCCATCTATGTACTCTATGCGGTGGGTATCTTTGATGTATTTCTGATAGATGAAATGGGAGGTGCTTGCAGGGTTCATCACAACAATCACCATGTTCTGTATCCCCTTCGTTCGTATGGAGAGAACCATCTTATCATAGTCCTCTTCGCTGCGCCACTCCTCAGCCTCATCACACACAAACACGGACACCCCTTGAATACTCTTCAGCTTAGCTGTTTGGTTACCCGAGGAAGCGAGAATACCCATAAACATTATCTCGCTACCCGTGTACTTATTTATGATGCGGTCTTTCGTAATCTTGAAGTACTCTCTCGTTCCGTCCCGATCTATCTTATCCATTATCTCGGGTATAATGGACTTATTTGCGGAGACCAATGTGTAGCGAGTAAATAGGATCTTCCTGCTCTTCTCAAACGTGAGTCGCTCTAGTGCACGGGCAACCTCGAAGCTCTTCCCAGAGCCCCGACCTCCAGTGACAAGTATTATGAACTTATTCTTGTTCCTATACAATGGGTAATACACCTTATGTACAGGGGTGCGCTGTTCATTTATTCCTAGGCTCGACGACATACGCAAAGACTACTCTGTGCTATCCTCTATCCACTTATGAATAGGAACACCAATATTCATATTGACATTGGTATTTACGGTAACCTCATCACCGAAGCCCTCCATACGACCATACTTCTCAATCATGAAGCGGAGCATATTGGGGTCTGGAGGAATAACGTAAACCTTTTCTCCATTCTCATCCTCTCCCATCTTACCGACAGCTAGGATGTGTGCTGTGTCCAAATAGGCATCCAGCCTCCTACCCCACTGCTCTCGAAAGATCTCACCTATCTCGGGGTTGTCCTTCTCCCACATAAGGAGCTTATAGCGTGACACACCAAGAGCCTCCGCCACCTTCGTCTTATTGCCTAACGTCTGCTTGGCCAGCTGGCGGAAGGTATCCATAGAAGGAACATCTATACGGCGTCGCCCACCACCCTGCGGGCGCGTGCGAGTGTTATCTTTGGGGGCTGTTTCAGCCTTCTTCTTTGCCATATTCCTAGTGCCCTATGAGTTCATGTATGGTCTCTCCCTTGAGGTATCTATCAGACGGGGAGATATTCTGCCCTGGCAACATCTGCGCTAGGGCTTCCATGAAGTATAGCTTATTTGCGTAGTTCTGGAAGGAGAGAGTAACGAAGGCTTCACCCTCGTAGTAGTCGTCTTCCATTCCTTGGGAAACTTGTGCTCGCACCTCCTTCACATGATCTATTCGAGCCTGCCTCTCTGCTTCGGATATTGGGGTTACCTCTCTAAAGCCTTGAGACGATGCTGTGCTATAGTCAAATACGTCAAAGGTGGGGGCCTCTGCCATCATGATGCTTATATCGGAGCTGTCCAGCCCTGCGAGGTCAATGTCGATGTCAGGCAGTAGCTGTGCGAGGAGGTCTGAGTCGAACTCACCTTGCGCTGTTGATGAGTTCATGAAGATGTTCTGCTCTTTCTCCTCCTTCTCGGTGAGGCGAAGTACCTCTACCCTGATGGGGTAGTCGTTCTCCTTCGTGTCCGTATTGTAACGCTGTATCTCGTCTAGGATGGATAGCCTCTGGTGTCCAGACACGAGGTTGCCCGTTGTCTCATTCCACACGATGCCACCCGCTAGTCCTATCCGCTTTAGATTTGCCTTCAGCCTCTTTCGAGCGTCGTCGGATAGCTTCCTTGGGTTGTAAGATGCAAAGTTGATCTGAGACCTCATCAGCTCAGTTGATGGTGCCTGCTTAATTGCCTTGCTCATACTTTGGGTCGTAGCTTAGGTAGTCAAATAGTATCTTCTCTGCCTCGGGGAACTCAGTGAGGACTCTGTGTAGGTCTTGTGGGTAGTGCTTACGGCAGAACATTAGGAAGGGGATGTTTGTGACGTCTGAGCCTTGACTCTGCCCGCCACCGTACTTGAGTGGAGGTATAAGTCTCTTTAGCTTGATGTACTTCTCCACGTCCTTATTCAGATAGAGCGAGAGAGGATACACCTTCCTAGTCTCCTCGTTGGTCATCTGGTCGGGGTAGGTCCGCAGCATCACCCGTCGATTAAGGCTGTCAGACTGCTTGAAGCCGAAGATAGCCCAGTCGATACCAGTGAGAGCTCTTGCATCTTCGGTTATATCGCTAAGGGTCTTTATCCTCTGTGAGGTGTCTTGCTCACAGCCGAGGTATCCGTACTTTTTGTATTGCGTTAGGGCATAGTGAGGCATCTGTACGAACCTTACACGAGGGTACTTGCGCTTAGCCCAGAGTATGTATTTGTCTATGTGCTCTAAGTCTTTGACCATGTACATATAGACACAGACGACCTCCTCAAACTGAGAGTAGCACAAATCAAGTAAGGCGATACTATCCTTACCCGTTGCCGAGTGGAATAGTAGCACCTTACTTGTTTTTTGCGCCACCCTACGTATACATTCGATAGCGTGACGCATACCCTAAGCTCGAAGACGCCGAATCACACCATAATTCGGGTAGGTACGCCCTGAACGAGTGGCGTATCGCCCCTTTTTTTGGTTGTAGTCCTGACGCAGAACCTTGTGAGCCTCAGCTGCCGTATATCCCTTCGGTCTAAGAGACGTGTGCACACGCTCGGTCTCTAGGTTATAGGAGTCGGCCCTCTTTCGATTTCTTGCCATAGTTGGTTTTGGTTAAAATAATTAAACTTACGACGAATTACACATATCGCTTTTTACTACTCTGAGTGTACTACTGCGCCGAGAGCTATACCTATCCAGGCATCGTCGAGCTCGAACCCCTCGGCCTTGGCCTCTGCATACATTGCCTTGCCAATAGCCGACTGAGGCTCGGTGTCCTCGGGCAGCTTGACTCTAACGTCCGAGATCTTAACCAGTGCACGGGGCGAGGTGGGGCTATACCCCGCCTGGAGGAGGAGGTGAGTATACGGCTTTGCATCTGCGATCTCGTTGTCCTTGACCGAGAAGAACCGCTTGACATAGTGGCCGTTGTACTCTCTGAACTCGACCTTCTTGTCGCCGGATAGGATACGATCTAGCACACCCTTACAGATGGTAAGGTAGCACACCTGATTGGGCTTAATGCCAGCCTTTGACATATAAGCCTGCATGGTTGGGGAAAATTGTACTGCCATAATCTCATTTCTTGTTTCTCAAAAATACGAATTTACAGCCACATAGACGGCTATAATACAAAATGTTAGATATTACAGCGCCGACGCTGTGTGAGCATCGGCGCTGTATCTACTTGTTATCGCTCGTTGTATAGATCGAGCTGGGCATCTGCCCACTTGACGACCTTTGCGTCTAGCTCTCTGAGCTCGACCTCTTTGTAGACCTCTAGCACCTCGGGGCTAAGTCTCAAAAAATCGGGATCATCTATAAGACCCTCGGGCACTATTGTGTAGCCGAGACTCATATCGTGTCCACTGCCATCTTCTGTAACCACCCAAAGGTCTATGGCTACAGATATGCCATAGTCTTTTAGATCTCTCGCTGACTCTTCGGTGCAATCCTTGGCGATTACCTCGCCTACACACTCTGTGATGATTTCTTTTAGATCACCAGCTGTCAGGGTTGATAGCTCTACCGTGTACTCACGATGTCCAGTTCTTGTTGCGTTCATTGTCTTGTCTTATTTATGGGTTATGTCGCTGGGGCTCGTCCCCTTTGACACTACAAAGGTACGGCAAGTTTTTGATACCACCAAATATTTCAGCAAAATAATTTCAGACTAATCGTTATTATGCTTGTATACATATAGTTGTAGTTTTATATTGATTTGTATTGCTGTATCCTTTGTGGTGTTAGTGCTATTTATTTTGTATCTTTGTGGACAACAATAAAAATACAACACATGGCACGATTAAAAAGAGATATAACAGCTGACGTAGCAGCTAACATTGAGGCAATAAAGGTATATATGGGTGTCGATAGTCTAGCTGACCTCGCTCGCATACTAGGCGTAAGCCCACAGAGGCTTAGCTCGTGGGGGATACGAGGAACATACGACACAAAGATCATTATCAAGGCTATCCCCAAGATAAGAGAGGAGTGGCTAATCACGGGTGAGGGTGATATGCTCCGAGCCGAAGGTATGGCTAATCTACTTGATGAGCTGAAAGAGATGCGAGAACTCCTCAAGAGCAAGGATAGCGTTATACTGCAGCAAGCTATGCATATCGGAGAGCTCACAGAACTACTAAATAAGAGGAGGTAGCTATATTATTGCTATCTTTGCACTATCCTAACGCTGTTAGGTATTGGGCTTGTCTTATGCCCAATGGGTTATGGGGAGGGGCTTCGGTCCCTCCCTTCTCTTTTGCACCTTCTGCCTAACGCTAAGGGAAACCTCCAGCTATGCCGAATATCATTCACTATGTAACAGCATCTCATCCCTCAGTGCCTGTATGCACATCCGCTCCTCCCCATATACCCTAAAGCGAAATGCAAGGGAGGCTATCTGATAGGAGAGGTAGTTTCTATTCATGGGTACGGCTCTGGAGATCATGCCACCGAGCTTGTGTGGAATCCTTCCACCACTCTCTATACACTGAGGTGCAACAATAAGGAGTACAGCGGTTATAATTCGGTCTCTCGACTGGTAGTGTCGCCATCCCATATCACGAGAATACCTCCACCCTATACCAACAAGGCTATCTATACTCTTCTGATCCATGATATTCATTCATGAAAACAACGGGGAGAGGCTCAGCACCTCTCCCCGTATCGTTACTCGTCCCTGTCCCCCGTGAGGAAGTCTAGCACGTCCGTCTCCACGATGGAGAGGGTGCGCTCGCTTCGAATTTCGTTGTAGGTCGTCTCGTACGCCTCTCCTAGGCTTGATGCGGTGACGAGGTAGGTATGCTTGTGCAGTGTCTCCTTTTCGTCCTCCTCTACGACCTTGACGATGTAGTAGCGGACGTCCGTGTCCTCCCCTGCAGGGGCGTGAACCACGTCCTCGAACTTCTTCTTGGTGATAGCCTTCACCTCGATAGGTGTATCGTTGGCTGCTCTAGTTTGCACCTCAGCCTTGATGAGGACTTCCGCCTCGGTGAGGTTGTGGGCTTTCACGAGATAGTTCTCGGTGGTCGTTCCGTGCCCGATCTTGGCGTACACGACCTTTGCTTGGTAGATGTTCATTGCTTGTCGTTTATTGTGTTCTTTCCTGCTTCCACGTCAAACTCGACGAGGTCGCCCTGATTGACGCTGTAGTAGTCCTCCTTTGCTACTACGGCGGAGTATATTTGCTCCCCATAAAAAAAAACATAGTCACGGAAGATTACCACATAGGTTGTATCCCGCCCATTCATACGGAGGTGCTTCCCAACGACACGCCCGACTTTATATGGTGATGGCGAGCTGTTACAGGATGTACAGATACTAGCTAGTAGCAGGGCGGAGGTGAGGAACCGTCTCATAGCTCGTTGCGTCGTTTTAGTTCTGCGTCTATTTCTCCCAGCAACCGCTCCTTGGTGGCGATTTCCTCAAAGGGGTAGTAGTCCCCGTATCTCTTGGCTCGTTCCCAGTCGTCCATCATCATCCTAATCTCTTGTGCCAGAGATACTCTGACTCCGAATAGTGATCTGGTAGTTGTCGCCGATACTCCGCCTTTGGATATTGCAGATCTCGTTCCCATTACTATGCGTTCTTAGCCTCGCATTCCGACTGCTGATTTTGCAGAGTGAGGTATGAGAGCAGTGTGTCGTACTGCTTCCGCTTGAGGTACTTCATCTCGTTGGGGAGGGTGTCCCATTCGCCACGATTAGCCTCGTCTGCGAGGCGGTCAAGCTCCTGCCATAGGAGTTCCCGCATGTTGATGGGCTTGGCGTCCTCAGTTGGCTTAGCGGGCTGGTCGCTGGAGGGGGTTGCTCTTAGCATTTGGCAGATCACCTTTGCTCGGTGTTCTTGGGCTAGTTGCTTAGCGTCTTCTAGCGAGTAGGCTGTCGCAATACGCCAAAACTGGGATCCCTTGAACGTGTCGCACTTAGACACCTTGGAGACATAGTACATCCCATCTTGTACTTGGGCGGGGTGGGATATCCTGTAGTACATTCTTTCTAGCCCCAAGCAGTAGTCTAGGGCTTGGTACTCCTCGTATACATATCTATCGACTCTCTCCCAGACGAGCTCTGGGATGAGCTTCCTGATTTCTTGTTCGTTCATATTGGTCATTCTGTTATGCCAAGCATTTGGCAGATGAGGTCTAGGCGGTGGGCTTCGGCCATATTCTTGAGATCATCAGTGCTAGGTGTACAACCGACACCTATCTCATAGGGAGGGTATTGGCACGGGTTTGTCTCTTCCACGAACATTGATAGCGTGGCCGTCACAATGTTTGTGTCCATATGGTGGAATACCCTAATGGTGTAGTACGCCAATGTATCGGCTGGTATTTCTACCAAATCAGCACTACACGTTAGCACCTCCACACCTGCAGAGTTACAACCGCTGGATACTTGCCTCCACACCAGCGGGTTCTTTGCGAGCTGTGCTCTTACGTCTTCTCGTGTCATAGTCTATTCTACTACGTCTACCTTGTTCAGTGCCTTCTCGAGTTCTTCGATAGCTTCATCTATTTCCGCTAGGTTTTCTCGAAGATCTTCATCAAGTGCCTGTAACCTATCTATTCCTTGTGGTAGGTCTTTGATAGGTGCGTCCTCAAAGTACAAAAGCTCGTCATAGATGTTTTCCCTTGTGTCCAAAGCATCTTCAAGCCGTGACTTCAAGATGGAGGCGAAGGCCTTCATGCTTTCTAGTTCATCTCGTGTCATAGTCGTTGTGTTGTGAGGGGCGCACCGTTGCACGCCCCTCTGTGATTAAGTTGCTATCGTTGCTCTTGGAGGAACTTCTTGAAGTCTGCTTCGCAGTCCTCGATTGCCTTCTCCTTTAGACTAAAGCCTTCCCCGAGTGTTACCCCGAGGTCATCTGGATAGACACCACTAGGGTCTACCTCTAGTGGCAGCTCTCCTCGGAAACACCTCCAGTATGGTCCATAACCAAAGTCGTGGTCGTAACAGAAGTATACCATCTGGGTGCTTTCGCTAATCTTGGCATACCCGACAGCATTATCCTGGGGGAAGTCTTCGTTTTTCGTCCACTCCAGTTTGGGGGTTCCAACCTTCTTGATGAGCTCCATTGCTCGCTCCCATCCGGGGAAGCCTCCTAGGTTGCGGTCGTCGATGTAGATGTTAGCGAACACCTTGTTTCCAGCAACTCCGCCGAATGCCTTGAGGTTGTTCGGCTCTAACTCGTTCACGAGGTCGAAGGGTATGCCGTGCTCCTTGCACCACTTGACGGCGTCGTCTAGTTGCTCTCCTTGCCTGCACGTCCAGAGGATGAGGTCGTGCCCCCGCTCTCGGAGCTCCTTGATACTCTCTATTGCTAGGGGCATTGGCTCGCCTATCTCTGGGTACTTGTTCTGACAGATAGTTCCGTCAAAGTCAATTGCTATAATCATCGTCTATTATAGTGTTTTGTTGTGTTAGTACTTCTTTCCGTGTAGTCGTGGGCGGGTAGCGTTGTAGCGCATCTTGAGGCGGACGTGTCGCTCGAGGTCGATACCGAGACGCTCGGCCATATTCCTGATGCAACATAGGCCTTGGTAGACTTTATCTGTGACTGGAGATAAGACCTCACTATCACATAGATAGCGTACAGTCTCGTATGCCCATTCAGTGAAGCCTCTACCATCTAAGCCTATAAGGAGCTTATAGTTCTCATTCACATCCTCAGAGAGGTCTATAGTATCTGCGTCCTCCTCGATGATACTCCCGTATAGGTCAAGCAGTCGTATAGTGGTGTCTGCCAGCTCGTCCTCTAGGGTATCCTTTATGTGAGCCTCAAAGGACGGGATGAAGGCTTTATCGGGGAAGTCCTCTATGCCCTCTGGGATGGAGGCCGTACGTCCTTTTCGGTGCGCCTCCACGGACTCGGAGACCTCGGTGATTACGAGCATTAGGTAGTGCTCGTTGCTGTGGGGTTTGTCCCAGAAGCCTTTAGCCACGGCGTTAGCGTGGATTTCCTTTGCTAGTTCGTAGTAGTTCATTGTGGTTGCTTGTTGTTTATGTTGTTCCTCATCGAGATGGTTGTTCCCTCCCTATTTTGTTATATTCGTCACGCATCCTTTCTGCATAGTCCTCCGCCTCTTTAAGAGATGGGTATGAGCCCAAGAGCATACCACCTGTTACATCTCCAGCTTTATGTACAGCTAGTTGGTATACATCGTAGGTATTCTGCTCGTCTGTCGATCGACGTACGAGAATCTGAGGTTTTGCGCATGTGATCGGGGGGAGTGGAGCGTCGTATTGCTCTATCTTGTAGGCTTCGATGAGCTTATTGATGTCATCGATAGCACTATCCCATTTCCCACAGAGCAAGTCGTATAGGATGATTTCTCCTATCTCTTCACTCATCTCGTTAATACGTACGAAGTCCTCTACTTCCTCCGTGTCCGAGGTTGGTGGGAAAAACTTAATAACATTTAACTCCTTGGCTAGCTCGCAGTAGTGTCGAGCTTTCTCTAGGTCTTTAATACCATCTTTTTGTCTGTAGCGACATAGGTATTTGAGTACGTTTCCGCTGAAGTAGTCTAATTCCAGCTTATCGATTAGCACGATCGGTTGATAGGGCATAGCCTTATAGTGGCTACCTCCTATCTGTTTTTCTATCGCTTTCATTGTTTCGAGTTCTTTTGTCGTTCGATTGTCACCTTGAGTTTTTCCTCGGAGTTGCTTGGGAGGAAGTCGGTGATTAGCTCCCTTATGGAGGTCGTTCGCCCAAGGGCAAAGCCGAAAGCCTTTCCCCAGTTGTAGGCTATCACGTTGGATAGGCACACAATAGCGATTCCTATTAGGGCTAGGATGATTGTATTGCCGTCCATTACTTGGTCGTTTCTGATTGATCCTCTAGGGCTGGCCTTTCCTTAGGCTTGCGGGCTTCCGCCTTTGGCTTGATAGCATCCTCTAGGCGACCGATACGCTTGTGCTTGACGTCGTCTAGCTTCTCGAGCTTCTCGATTCGCCTATCGAGCTCCTTGTAGTGTCGGGTCTCCTTGTTTTCGGAGGCCTCGCACCTACCTCGGAGGGCGGAAAGCTCTCGTGATAGAGAGACCAAGAGGAGGGAGGTGGGGATCGCCAGTAGGATGGCGAGAGAGGAGATGATTACTGCTACTTGCATTGTCGTTGGTTGCTAGTTGTTATTGGGAGGTTTGGAGTTGTTGCATGTTTTGCAACAACTGAGAGGTGGGAGCTATCACCATATCTGACTATGTTGATAGCTTATGGTGATAGTTACACCATTCGGTCACGATCTATCCAGCCACGCTCATAGCCACATAGGTAGGACACGTAGGCGGTGGTAATGGAGGAGATGATTACTGCGGAGATGATAAGTGCACTCATTTTCGGTCAGCGGTTAGATGTGGTGGCCTTGTCCCTATGTGGAGGAGGGCGAGGAGAGCTGCGTCCCGCTCCTCTTGGTTGCTCCTCTTTTCGCTCGACGGGTGCAGGGTCACTCGGTTTCGCCTGCAGTGTCCCACAAGCTCCTCATGGGTGATTTTACCGCCCCCTCCTCGCCAAATCTTGGTTAGGGGAAGTTGCTCGATGAAGTCTAGACCCTTCATCTGTAGGCATACCCTTAGCAGGTTATAGGTCTGGGCACAGAGGCCGACGGAATAACCTTTCTTGGCTATCGTCCCTCTGGTGTCGTTGGGGCTGTAGTGCCAATTATGGGAGGTGCTGTACGCATTCTCGATCACCACGAGGGTCTTACGCCCCGGCAATACTAGGTCTGACGTCTTGGTTTCCTCCAGCATATCTGTCAGGGAGAAGAAGGGCTGAGTACTCAGTTGTAGTTCTCTCTTTTTGAGATCTAGCACAGCGACGCCCGAGGCCTTGCTGTCGGGGTCTATACCGATGATTTGGGTGTATCCTTTACTCATCTGTTTCGTTTCGTTCTTCCTGCTTCATCCATCTAAACACCCGATACATCCGCTTGAACGCCTTGCGCTCTGCGATTATAGCCTCTGCAAAGGAGCAGGCAGCGTCTCTCACGCTGGGGATTTCATCTTCTTTAGTCTTCTTACCCATTGTCTCTATCTTGTTGCCTGTCTTCTTCCTTGTCGTCACCAATGCTACCTAAGGCATCGATGTTGATGCCTACGCATTCGTTCAGATATTCGATAGCCAATTCTGAAATTTTATCACAGACTGCTATTTGGACGGCAGCCTGTAGCAGCTCTCTATCTCTGAGGCTTTTGATTGTCTTTCCTTTTTGGGAAAGAGCAAAACTCTCCATGCCCTTGTATGGCTCCAGCATATCCTTGAGGTCGGCAAAGTACCTACGTGCGCCCTCTTGGTCGAGGGTGTATTGAGTTGTATCCATTTCTCTATTTGCTTTGTTGTGTTAGAATCGGAGATCCTCTGCTGCCTGTGGCTGTGCAGGGGCAGGAGCTGGAGTTGCTACGGGCTGAGGGGAAGTTGCTACATGAGTTGCTACGGGCTTACCCTGTGGGTAGGTTATCTGCCATGCTTTGACCTCGGTGTACCACTTGGCATTCCACTCTCGACTCTCTATTTCGAGGTTGGCGGTGACTACCATGCCTACCTGAATAGCATATTTGTCGATGTTGTCGTTCAGTAGCGAGATAGCTACTTTTCGTGGGTACTGGTCTTGTGTCTCGAGGATGAAGACGACCTTGCGCCACTCTTTGCCTGCCTTGCTCGTGCCACTCTCGTATGGGAGCATCTGAACTATCGTGCCTGTTAGTTCTATGTTCATATCTGTATCTGTTTTATCGTTTAGTTATCTAAGAATGACAGTATGTGCTTGATGACTTCGACCGTCCACCCATTGCCTAGCATCTTGTAGGCTTGCGTGTCGGAGCACTCCCACTTATACCATTCGGGGATGGTTTGCAAGCGGGCGCATTCGGAAGGGGTTAGCCTCCTCAGAACTCTATCCGTCCTCACGCACGGCTGTCCACTCCCGTCGTTTCTCGCACGAGCAGGTATACATGGGCTTCTATCGCCTGCCATTTCCCTGAACCCTCCATCTACCTTGTGAGTGCGCCACGTGCCTACCGCTAACTCTACTACGGTTTGGTTATTACCATCTTCACGTGACTGAGCATTTAAGCATGGAGATTTCATTATCTTCATTGTACGGAACTCTGTTTCTCCAAAGAACCTCAGAGAACCGACTTCAAGGACAGTACCTAGTACTAGGTTGTCTTTGCATACAGATGTTAGGGCATTGCTTTTCATGTCCTTTCTCTCCTCTACTCTTTGCTCGTTATTCGATCCTCTGCCTGGCATCGCACATATCATATTGTTCTCCTGCCAGCTGTGCCTAGCGTCTGTGGATAGACCTCCTCCAACTCTGAGAGCTCTCGCTTTACCGCTTACATCTTGACCAAACACACCAGAGTCTATGTAGTATTTATCTTCCACTTCCGACTCTAAGATGTCTTGAATAAAGATGCCTCTGTCTTCGGGCATGGGAATGTCTGTATGTACATCTCCGAACAGCCCCTCTTGTCTTGTGCGAATGTTGCTCCAGTATAGGCGTACTCTATTCTGAGCGGAGACGAGAGACGAGTTAATCACCACGGGCATCAGCCCTAGGCTCTCATTGATTTGTCTCTCATCGTTTGGTCGCATCCTCACATTCTCTAGTAGGAACTTGACGTTGGGGTTATAGGTCTGGATATGCCCCAAGATGTCTAGGAACACCCAGTAGAGTCTACTCCTTGGGTCGTCATGTCCTAGCATCTTACCCGCCAGAGAGAACCCCTGGCACGGAGACCCTGCGAGGAGTAGGTCAATGCTAGACCAGTCAATATCCCACTCTCTCCACCGCTCTACATCTCCTAGCTGGATAGTTTCGGGGAAGTTGAGTTGCGTTTGCTTGATAGCGTGCTTGTCTATCTCACTTGCGTAGTACCTATTGATTGGTACACCCATATCACGCAGTGCTATTTGTCCGCAGCTCATACCATCGAAGAGAGATAGTATAGTCAGTGGCTTTGTTGTCTTGCTCATTTGTTTTGTGGCTGGTGATACCAGCTAATCTTTGTTTGCTCCAGAGGCTTTCAGGTAGCCTCTTAGTGCGAGTAGCCTAGGAGACCAAAAGAGGGTGCAGCTGTCGTTCTGCCACGGCTCTCTAGCTACTTCTCTGCGGAGCTCCTTGCGGATAACCCTACTCTCCTCTGATAGCCTCTTGTGGAGTTCTGGGTGATTAGCCTTGAGGTCTTGGGAGATGATCCGAGTAGACCTAGGAAAATCCTTGACGGCTTCGTCTAGTGGTATGCGCTCGGTGAATACTCTGTGCTCTATGAGGGCGATGTCCTCACTGGAGAGGGTGAAGGCTTCACGAGATGCGGATAGCCCTCCCCTGCAGTCTGTGGCTACTGGTGTGTATTTCTTCATTGATTTGCGGAGATGAGCTTATTGATGAAGTAGATCTGCCCCTTGGGTGTTACCTTCGTCGTGATCGTCGTGATCGTTGTATGGAGTACACCATCATTACCAGAGCGGATACCCTTCTTGATCTCGAAGAGGCCTTTATCCATAGCCTTCTGCGTTGGCTGGTTGCGCATCTCTCCGTGCTTGCTACAGAGGAAGCCATTGCGTCTCATCCACTCAAAGAGTCGGTTTTGTCCGATGTCTACTCCGTTTTGTCGTAGGATCTTGGCGAGCTCGCCGATTAGGATAGAGCTCTTGGAGGCAAGTACCGCTGTAGCGAACGCCACCTTGGGGGCGTCTTCCTGCACCTTTGCTTGTAGGGCTTCTTTCTCCTCCTCTGCCTGCAGAGCAAGCCGCAGTAGTTCGGAGCGTGAGGCGTTGGCTAGAGGGTTCACGGCGACACCCGTTGTAAGCAGCTCCTTGACTCTGTCGTTGCACCATATTGCAAATGCAGGACTAAGCCACCTTGCAAACTCAATAGCTACATCCTCGTGCATCCAAGTGCCCTGATCATCTGGAGATCCACCGTGTACTACTTGCACTAGATCCGTTAGGCATTTCTGCCTAACGGCTGATAGTGAGGTGATAAACTCTTGGGATGACTGCGTTCTTAGCCAGTCCTTGGTCGTCTTCCCGAACGGCTTAGCCATCTCTGTGGCATTCACCATCACGCTATCGCCCTGCTGGAAGGTGATAGGACTCCCGTTGTAGCGGAAGGTTTGGTTTATTATTTCCATTGCGTTTGCATGTTATCTGTAGTAGCTCTTATCTTGAGCCTCTAGCAGCTCCGATGTGTAGTAGTTGATACGTCCGCTCTCCGCCCTTCTCTCTTGCACTAGACATAGAGCCTTCCACCTCTCTACATTTGCACGCCCGAACATTCGGTAGGCTTTTGATTGAGAGATTACGGGAGAGGCAAACTCTCTCTGCACGCCCTTCTCTATAGCCATAGCAAGATACCTCTGGAGGTGTGTGTTCGTTGCTATTGCGTGCTGTATGCTATCTGGGGATGGTGCTCTCTTCATTCTATAATCTTTTTCCTAGCTAGATTGAACCATTCTCTAGGTGTCTGGTGGAACTCCTCCTTTGTTTTATGATGATTAGCTAGTGCTATATCATCTATGTGGGACATTCTATCGTCCCAATATAGGAGTAGCCAGTCGAAGAATACCGATGGTGTGAATTGTCCGAACACCTTGCCATATTGGAGTGTCAAGCACTTATCCTTGAATATGTACAGGTCATCTAAATAGAGGTGAGGATAGGAAGTTATCACCCTCTTTGCCATCATCCCAATCTGGTCTGGCCTAAGTCCTGCACCAAACCAATCATTAACCTCAAGGATAATTAGAGATATATGCCTCAGTAGTTGATCCCTATCTTCATCGTCCCTATTTATCAGGCATAGTGGAGCTACCAAATCAGAGTCAATAGCTCTCATAAGCTCTGGGAACGAAGGAGTATCATCTTCACTTGATCCCACCCTCAATTTCCTTCCGCATTTGAGCAAGCTGACTGAGGTGCTCTTGTTTTGCCTCTGTAGCTGTCCTTGGGGCAATTCGCCTCGTTCTGTAGGAGCTGATGATTTCATTGTACTTACTGCTTATTATTGATGGGGATAGGTGTTGTATTAACCATGGGTCACTGATGCAATGTAGGAGTCCAGGAAAAGCCGAAAGGATGTCCTCTGTTCCATACCCTCTACCCTTGTTTTTCAGAGAGAATTCTATCTTGGCAGATATATCCTTGAGAGCTTTCATTTCCTTGGCTGACCAGTAGAAGCTCTCCCCCGTCACCTGCATGTAAAACTCGTTGAAGATCTCACGCATTCGAGAGGTCGGACTCGCCTCCTTTTTCTCAGACTTTTGGGCGGTTGGAATAACACCATTTTCTGTCACATTTGCTGTCACACTTGC